GACGGGCAGCCGGGCGACGGGCAGCCGGGCGACGGGCAGCCGGGCGACGGGCAGCCGGGCGACGGGCAGCCGGGCGACGGGCAGCCGGGCGACGGGCAGCCGGGCGTTGGCAATGGTGCGGGCAGTGGCGGAGGCCTGGACGTTCGTTCGATGAACGAGGTTCCCTCGCTCAATCCGATCAAGCGCGATCGCAAGGTGTCTTCGCACGAGGATGTCCTGGTCAACATTCTTGCCGATGCCGGCAGGCAAGCGCAGGCGCAATCGTGTGTGCGAGTTTTGCCGGAAGTGAACGGCAAGCCGGCGCGATTGCTGCAGGAAGCGCGGCAGTGCTCGCGCTTGCGGGCGCAACTGGCGTCTGTCTTGCGTTCTCCGGAGCTGGAGGAAACGTCGCGGCGACGCAGCGCCGGTCATGTCGATATCCGGGCAATGGGTCGGCTTGCTGCGGGCGATTTCGTGCAACCTTTCGCGCGGCGCACGCAACGGGAAGGGTGGGAAACCGAAATTGTCGTTTTGCTCGATGGCTCTTCCAGCATGCTGACGGGCAAGCGTTTGTGGCGCACTGCCGTCCTGGCGCTGGCGATTGTGCAGGCGGCGGAGCAGGTAGGCATTCGCAGCGAGGTTGTGCAGTTCAACGATGGAGTGGACGGCGTCAATGCTTTGCGTGTGGTCAAGACGGCAGCCGAGCGGTTGAGCAGCCCGGCAGTGATGGAACGGTTTGCGCGGGTGTCGGAATACGCTTACGGCGGGACGCCGCTCAGCACGGCGCTGGCGACCGTCGCGGCGCAGCTGATCGTGCGGGCGCCCGGCAAGCGCAAGCTTGTTTTCGCGATAACCGACGGTGAGTGCAATTGTGGCGAAGCTACCGTACGCGCCGTGGCGAACGATGCCGAGCGACGCGGTGTCGAGGTAGTCGGCTTGTCGATCGAAACGCCAGTCATGGGCGCTTTCGAGCACGAGGTGCGGGTCGATGCCGGCGACGATATGATGACGGTCGGGCTTGGCTTGCTGGCGCGTGTCCTGGCGGCACGCGGTCAGCGGGTGCAGTCATGATCGCGCTTCTGGTCCTGGTTTTGCTCGTGCTATGGGTGTGTGAGATATGATGGAAGGTTTAGGGGTTGCAGCGTTGGTTGTCATGTTCCCGTGGATCGCGCTGGTATTGCTCTTGTTTGTGCTATGGGCGTGCTCGCTCTGAGAAACGAGCAGCAGTAAAGGAAAGCGATAGGCGCGTCCCAGGACGCGCCTTTTTGCATTTTGGCTAGGGGAGCAGCGGGATGGCCGTGGAACGCGCCGTAGCGCGTCCGCAGGGCCGGCAAACGGTATTTGAAGGCGAACGGTCGGCGCGATAGAAACGTGGTGGCGATTGAATGTTCATCAATCGTTCACTGTCTACCAGGGAGCAACATCCATGCGAGCCAGACCAATGTGGCGGGCGCCGTTCAAGCGCTATCCGAAAGGCGGCGGGCCGGGCGTCAATCCGGCGATGCTGGCCAAGCGGACGCCTTTCAATGATTTTTCGCCCGGCAGCGGGCGCCGGCAGTGCGAGCGGATCAAGGCGAACGGCGAGCGTTGCCGTTGCAATGCCGTGCAAGGTGCCACGACATGCCGGGTTCATGCCGGTCTCGGTGGCGCGATGCGCGCGGCGAAGCTTGCGGACAAGCGCGTGCGACGATCGGCGAACGGCGGACAAGCGCGGCGCTCCTTGGCGATGGTGGCGTTGGATGCTTTGGCGGAAGGCGAAACGTTCGACGGCGAAGGCGTTGGATTGATCACGATCGGGCGCTATGTCGAAGCGCGCGCCAATTCGAAATATGATCCAGAAACATGGAGAAAGATGTTACAATGTCAGAAGAACATCTTGAGAAAATCGCAGTAAAAACGTTAGTAAATGTATGTAATGATGTTGCGAATACTGGATCAGCAAGAGCAGCCGCTGCTAGAACATTACTTGAGTATATTGGTGAGGTAGGTAGGCTACAGGAGCCGAAAGCTAATTCGAAAACACAGGCATTGTCTGAAATGAGCGCAGCCGATCTCGACAAAGAAATAGCAAGGTTAAGCGTATTGGCAAAAGCTAAGGCTAATCACAAGGCGCCAAACGTGAAATCAAAAGCGAAATACCGCTTATTGTAGCGGACATGAGCGGACACTGAGAGTTTAGGAGCGTAAAGGAAAGCGAATGAAAATCGTTGCTCAGATTGGCGAAATGAATGCCCGCGTAAGACAGTTCGCGCGTTACGATGAACATGAAGCAATCGTGAATGCCCGTGGTGACGTCGCATTGAAGCTAGCGCGCGTTTTGATCGCCGCTGGCTATGATCCTACCTCCGAGTACGAAACGGCGCGTGGCGAACGAATGGGATTACGTTATCGGTCACTTGGTGAGGCGGCGAAGCTGACAGTCAAGGAAACGCGCTTGGGGTCGCGGATTGTGAAGCACATACCATTCAACCGTGATGATATTGAGTAAGTCGTTTCTAGGGTACGCTATAGGTACACGTGTGTAGCTTACACGCGACAAACGGTTGGGTTTTGCCGTTTCTCAGCCCATTACACGATGATTGATACTCAGCTTAAGCCGCTCGAGCCGCCGCTCGAGCCGCTCGAGCCGCTCGAGCCGCCGCTCGAGCCGCTCGAGCCGCTCGAGCCGCTCGACGGCGCGCTGCTCGCATCCCGGGATGCGAGCGGACATGGCGGACATGGCGGACATGGCGGACAGGCGGCGGACATCCCTATAATGGCGGAAAACCGCCACTTCTAGCCTTGTGTCCGCGGGCCGCGGGATGGAGGGACGGGGGTCGCGGCCCCCGCCCTCCGGCCCCCATCGAACCTCGCCCGAAGTTTTTGCCAGCGAGACACACAAAATTTCGCCTATCTTTAAGTCCGGTTTTAAGCTCGAGATTTTACTTTTACTGCAAAATTTCGCCTATCTTTAAGTCCGGTTTTAAATTTACTTTACTTTCTTTTTCGCGCACGACGGTTGCGGGCTTGAGTGAAGGTATCAGTCCACCGTAGATTTCCTGGCTCGTAGTGACCATTGTTATCAATTCGATCCAACGTTGTGACTGGTTTTGTGTGCGGTCGTGGACCTAGTTCTGCCATAACCCAAGCAATGCCTTCTTCTATACTGGAAAACCTGAATTCAATACCACGTCCACCGTAGTTGGGATAGCCTTTGTCCCTGGGGTCGCTGCAACGGTGTCGGGCTGCGTAAAGCGTCATCGCCACATCCGCTTCTTCCGGTGTTCGCCCGCTGCCCCGGCGAAGCGCCGCTTGCCGTTGTGCCTGGCACTGCCCGCAGCATTTTACTCCACCGGAGAACAGGTTGGATTTGACCACCAGCTTTTCTCGACCGCAGGCACAGCGCATCAGGAACTGAAGCAACCCGTGACGATCCCGCCGGGGGAGGCCGTCAACGGTCGTGTAATCACCGAATTTGTCGCCGATGGCCGGGTCGGGATGCCGATTGCAGGTCATGACAAAATTTTAGCATTTTTCTTCCTGGTTTGCGCTAGTCTCGTCACCCATTATGAGCGTCGAGAAGGTCTTCTCGTTCAGCGGCTGGGACCGCGAGCACCCGCTCGACCGGCCGCCCGGCGATCGTCTCGACGCCGAGTTCGCCGCGCAGGCGCGCGCCATCGATCGCCTCGAGGCGCGCGTCGCCCGTTTGTTGCGCGCCGATGGCAAGCTCAATCATGGTTTGTTGGCCGTCGATAGTTTCCCCGGCGGCTTGATCCCGGCCATCGCCGACGCTGCTCTCGCCGACGCCGTCAAGCTGCGTCGCGAGGCTATGCAACTTTTTGAGCAGGCCCGGCGGACACAGGCAGACATCGAGCGGCAATTGGCCGATGCCCGCGAGTTCTATCTCTCCGCCTCGCGCCAAGCCACCCTTGCCACCGGCATGGTCGGCGGCGTCACCGCCATGCAGTTGCAGCTCACCGGCGATCTCGCCAATGCGGTCGCCGGTACCCAGGCTGCCCGCGACGCCGTCGACAATTCAGCTAACGATGCTGCCCTCGCCGCCGCCACGGCGCAGGACTGGGCCGACGTTGCCGTCGCCTGGGCCGAGCACATGCCCGACACCATCCCGCCCAATATTCTCGCCACCAATGCCATTACCGGCGACCATTGGTCGAGCCGCTGGTGGGCAAATCAGGCGGCCAGCGCGGTCGGCGGCATGCTTTACCACTATTATGTCGGACCTTATTCCAGCCCGCCGCTGACTGCTTCTGCCAGCCAGCCGCTGCAGGTCGGCTCGATCTACTTCAATACTTCCAATAACATCATGTATGTCTGGAACGGCACTTCCTGGGTGCCGTTCAATACTCCGCAGCCGGCCGGCACGGTTTCGCTGTTCTGGCAGGCCAGCGACGGTCAGACGGTCTTCCCCTTGACCACCCCGGATCTTTTTGGCCGCTCGGTGGCGCTCAATCCGGCCAAGAACGAAGGGGTCATCGTCTGCCTCAACGGTGCCCGCCTTACGCCTTCGGCGACCTTTGCCGGGGACTATACCGTCAATGTTTCCTCGTCCACCGTGACCATCGCTGCCCCGGTTACGCTTAACGCGATCGTCGCCGTCGACGTCCTCAAGGATCCTGCCGATCTGGTCTCGGTCGGCATCGTCCATGTCGAGAAGCTCAAGCATTTCGCTTTCGACGGCGTCACCACGACTTTTGCCCTGCTCGATGCCGGCACCTCGGCGCCGGTTGCCGCCGTCAGCGACGCCAGCCAGCTGTCGATCGTCATCGATGGCGTCGGCCAGGAACCGGGAGTAGACTTCATCCTGGTGTCCGCCGGGGCCTCGGTGCAGCTGGCCACGGCACCGCCGGCCGATGCCAAGAACTTCGCGGTTTATCTCAAGGCGTCCTGACGTGACCACTCAAGCTCTCGCTCTCGGCCTCTTGCCGCCGGTCAACCCGGCGGTCGTCGGTCAGGGCGTCGGCTGCGCCAATGTCGTGCCCTTCAAGACCTCCTGGCAGGCCTTGGCGCCACTCGCCTCGCCGGTGTTCACCGGCGACCCGCGCGCCCCGACCCCGGCGGTCGGCGACAACGACACCTCGATCGCCACCACGGCTTATGTCCAGGCGGCATTGGTGGCCAGCGTCGGCGGGGTAGCGAGCTTTAACACCCGGGTCGGCGCGGTTACCCTTGCCCTGGCCGATGTCACCACGGCGTTCCCGGGCTCGGCGGCACCGCCGGCGATGAACGGCGCGGTGGCCCCCGGGGTCAGCAATCGCTGGTCGCATGACGACCATGTCCATCCTTCCGACACGTCGCGTTTGGCGCTTTCCGGCGGGGTCATGACCGGCGCCTTGACACTGAGCGCCGATCCCGGTGGCGCTATGCAAGCGGTGACGTTACAATACCTGCAGGCCAACACGCTCAATTCCAGCTCGGTCATCGACTGCGGCACCTATTGAAGCGCTGAAGCTCTATCCCGCGGCAGATGCCGTACTGAGGGAGGCTATATAGCCAGATGACCAACCGGGTGCAGACCCTGCGCAGCTCGAGCCCCGGTGTCCGCCCCGCCGGGCAGCTGCCCGGCACGCTTTATACCAATTGGGCCGACAACCAGCTCGGTGTCGCCAATGCGTCCGGCAATCCCGTCGACCTGATCGCCGTAAGGTATTTCTCGTCGCTGGCCAATTACGTCATCGGTGATTTTGTCTGGCAGGGCGGGGTTCTCTACCGGGCGATTGCGGCGTCCAGTCCGGGCGCCTTCAACGCCGGCAACTGGAGCGCCGTGCTCACCGCGGCGCTGGGTTCGACGCTGTACTTGGCGCTGGCCGGCGGCACCTTGACCGGGCCGCTTGTCTTGTCGGCCGACCCGGTGTCCGCCTTGCAGCCGGTGACCCTGCAGTATTTGCAGGGCGGTTATCTCGCCAAGGCTGGCGGCACTATGACCGGGGCGCTGGTTCTCGCCGCTGACCCGGCGGCTGCCCTGCAGCCGGTGACCCTGCAGTATTTGCAGAACGGCTATCTGGCTCGTTCCGGCGGCACTATGACCGGGCCATTGACGCTGGCGGCGGATCCGGTGTCTGCCCTGCAGCCGACCACCAAGCAGTATGTTGATGCCAATGCAGCCTCGATTGCCGTCGGCGATACCCCGCCGTTGAGCCCCAACCCGGGCAAGCTGTGGTTCGACAGCGTCGGCGGGCAACTGTATGTCTTCTACCAGGATGTCAACTCGTCGCAGTGGGTCACCACGGTCAACCAGCCCGGGTTGGGTCTGGTTGCCGTGTCGGCGACGCCGCCGAGCGCGCCGGTCCAGAACATGCTGTGGTGGGACAGCGTCGGCGGCCAGCTTTATGTTTGGTTCAATGACGGTACCTCGAGCCAGTGGGTCGTCGCCAATAACACCCAGGCTGGGGTGGCGAGTTTCAATACCCGGCAAGGCGCGGTGACGTTGCAGGCGAGCGATATCACCGGGGCGACCCCGGCGCCGCTGAAGGGCGTCACCGACGGTAGTTCTGCTGCCGCCGGCTATGCCGGCGAGTATGTGATGGCAGCGGGTGGGCCGGTTGGTCTGACCAATAATGTTGCTGCTAATGTCGCCTCGATCTCGCTGGCCGCTGGTGATTGGGATTGCTGGGCTCTTTGCACACATACTATCAGCGTGGGCTGCTCGGCAGTTACAGCAAGCGTCAGTACAACAAGCGCAACGATCGGCAGTCCTTCTACCAGCTTTCAAATGGGATCAGCGAGTATCGCGTCGCACAGTCAGAATGTAATTACAATTCGCGTGTCGAGCGCCGGATCGATCAATGTCTATCTTGTCGCGCTCGATAATTTCGCCAGCGGTACAGTTAGTGCAAACGGTATCTTGTTTTGTCGACGGGTGCGCTAGATGGCCATCGACTTCCCCAACTCGCCTACCGTCGGCCAGGTTTTCACCGTCGGCAATGTTGCCTGGTCGTGGGACGGCACCAAATGGGTGGCCAGCACCATCGCCACGCCGCTGCCGGTAAGCAGCGGCGGCACCGGCGCCAATACAGCGGGCGCCGCGCTGGCTAACCTTGGCGGTGCCCCGATCGCCAGCCCGACGTTCACCGGGACAGTCAATGCCGCGGCTTTGAGCACGAGTGGCGCGGTCAACCTCAACGGCACGCCGAATAACATTAAGGGCGTCACCGACGGGTCGAATGCCGCCGCAGGTCAGATTGGTGAGTTTTTAACTGCTGCAGGCGGCAGTGTCGGAATGTCAACCAATACGCCCGCCAACTTGGCTTCATTGACACTGACTCCTGGCGATTGGGATGTTTGGGGACTAGCGAATGTTGCTTATAGCGTTGCTGGGTCACAAACTGTCATTTCCATAAGCACAAACTCAGCGGTGCTTGGGACGTTTCCTGCTACTTATAACTCTTCAAATACAACAATTGGTACAAGTGCCATAGTCGCGTTGACGATTAGAGTTAATGTTTCAGCTAGTACTCCAGTTTACTTAGTCGGACAGGCCACGTTTTCCAGCGGTACTGCTACGGGCAGCGCTGGCAATATCTTCGCGCGAAGGGTACGCTAGATGGCCCTCGATTTCCCCAACTCGCCAACCATCGGTCAAATCTTTATTGGCCCGAACAGCATTGCTTGGTCTTGGGATGGGGCTAAGTGGGGTCAAGTCGGCGTTGCCACTACGCCTTCTCCGCACTCGGTCAGCATCAATGGTCGATTGACCCTGACCTCGGGCGTGCCGGTCCTGACCGCCGACGTCAGCGCTGCGACGGCGATTTATTTCACGCCCTATCTCGGCAACCGCCTGTGGATACCGGATGCCAGCCAAATCCTGCAGCCATACCTTTTCAGCGAACTGTCGCTGGGGCTGAACACGTCGGCCCATGTCGCCAACACCAATTACGATCTCTTTGTCTGGAACAATGCCGGGACACTGCAGCTGGTTTCGGGACCGGCGTGGTCGAGCGGGACGGTCCGCGCGGCGGCGATCAGCCTGCTGAATGGTATATATGTCAATACCGCTGTGATGGCGGGTATTGCATCCGGCAATACGGGCGTCAGCGTGCCTGCCCAGCAGGGCTTGTATGTCGGCACGTTCCGCACGATTGTGACAGCTGGTCAGACCGCTATGGCGATGAACCCTGCTCCAGCTAGCGGCGGCTCACTTCCACAGCTGTTGCTGTGGAATAATTATAACCGGCGTTTGCAAAGTGTTACTAATTCGGATAATGGAGCGAGTTATACTTACACCTCCGCTACAGTTAGACAAGCTCGCGGAAGCGCTAATAATCAAATCAACTTCGTTACTGGTTTGGCGGAAGACGCAATTATAGCCCAAAGATTTTTCCACCAAGCTACAGTTGCGATTGCTACCGCAAATACCTTTAACACGGTAGGGTTGGATGTTGTTACATTGGCAAGTAACAATTCTATGATTTTGGGAGCATATGCAGGCACAGCTGTTTTGTCTTATGGTTACCTTACTCTATCAGCTATGTTTGACAAACAACTCGGATATCATTTTTTAACCTCGTTGGAAGCCGGTGATGGTGCACATGCCAACACCTTTGACCTGAATTCAACCGATACTCTGCAATCTCAACATTGGTGTTGATACGGCTCTAGACTATCGTCTCGTGTGAGGTAAACGAAGGAGAACATCGTCATGACGACCAATCGACATCAGGATAACCCTCCGGCGGCCATGCCGGCGCCGGCTGCCCCGGCCACTCCAGCGCAAGAGGAGTTTCATCTCGCCAAGCCCGGCAGCAAGGATTACGTCGCCGGCCAGCCGGTCGACGAGGCCGAGCTGGCCAAGGTCACCGCCGAGGACGAGGCAAAGAAAGCCGCGGCCAAGGCGATTGCCGACAAGGCGGCTGCCGGCAAAGCGACCTGATCTCGCGACGAGCGAGTGGTCGCCTGGTATCATGTCGCGGTCACCTTGATCGCATTGACCGGGCCGAACGGCGAGGAGCTTGACATCAACCCGGTCGAGGTGGTGTCGCTGCGCGTCGAGTTCGACGCCAGCGGCAGCTTCCACTCGCTGGTGCAGTGCGTGGTGAAGTTCGTCGACGGCAGCTACATCGGCGTGCGCGAGGAGTGCAAGAAAGTCCGTCGGATGATCGAGGCCGTCAAATGAAAATATAGCTACGGAGAGCAGGAGGAGTGGTGATGAAGCTCTCACCGCGCGGCAGCCAGGTGCTCATCGACCGCGAAGGCTGTGTCTTGACTGCCTATCCGGACAGCGTCGGCGTGCTCACGATCGGGGTCGGTCACACGGGCGCCGCCGGCGCGCCGGAAGTGACGCCGGGAATGACCATCAGCATGGCCGAAGCCTGGATGATATTCGCCAGAGACAACGACACTTTCGAGGATGTCGTCCGCAGCGCCATCCATGCGCCGACAACCCAGAGCCAGTATGATGCTTTTGTCTCGATTGCCTTCAACATCGGCGGCGGCGCCTTTCAGGACGCCACCTTCGTCAAGAGCTTCAACGACGGGGCGCCGAAGGAACAAGTCACTGCCGAAATTCTGTGGTGGAACCAGCCGCCCGAGATCGTGCCGCGCCGCCAGGGCGAAGCGGTGCAGTTCAGGGATGGCGACTACATCGCCCGCATCAATCCGATGCCGGAGCCGTCAACAGCGTAAGCGCAAGGAGGCGCGGTCACATGCTCAGCAATGCCACGTTGGTGGTCATCATTGCCCTGGTTTTCTTCATCGTCAGCGTCGTCCTCGCCATTGTCCAGAACGCCATCGCCAATCCACAGCTGTGGGCGCTGTGGGCGCTCTGCGTCGTCTGGATCATCGGTGCCCTGGTCGGGGTGCGACCGCCATAAATTTGTTTATCCCTGGAGGTGAAGCATGCCCCATTCGTCTGTAGAAACTGCCGTGTCCGCAGCAGACACGCCAATCGTCGGCGAGCAGGCGCTCAGCCCGTCCGAGAGCACTTTTATCCAGACCCACACCACCGCCATGGTCGTCGCCATGCGCCCGCGCCTGCGCAAGCAGAGCCAGGACTTGAAGGCCGGCGTTCCGGTCAACATCACGCCGCCGGTGGTCACCGGCACCGGCACCGTCGGCCAGGTCTTGACCACTACTAATGGCACCTGGATACAGGCCGGAACCTATACCTACCAATGGCAGCGCGACGGCACGAACATTGCCGCAGCGACCGCCGGGACTTATACGCTGGTGGCGGCGGACAGCGGACACAAGGTGTCGTGCAACGTGACCCAGACCACCGCCGGCAAGACAACCACGGTCGCTTCCAACGCGATTACGGTGGCGTGACATGGCGTGACAGGGCGTGACAGGGCGTGACAGCGCTTTCCGACGACGAAAACCGCTATCTCCAGGCGCTGAAGCGGCGCAAGGCGGCAGCCGCTGCCCGCAGCTCGCTGATCGCCTTCGCCCGGGCGATGCATCCCGATCCCAATCACCCCGACGACCCCGATTTTTCGCTCTATCAGCCGGTCAGGCACCACGAAGTCATCGCTGCGGCGCTCGAGGAGGTCGAAGCCGGGCGCCTGAAGCGCCTGATCATCAACTGTCCGCCCCGTCACGGCAAGTCGGAGCTGGCTTCGCGGCTGTTTCCGCCCTGGTTCTTAGCCAAGCACCCGCGCGAGAGCCTGATTTCGGCCTGCTACAACGAGAAATTCAGCTGGGATTTCGGTCGCGAGGTCAAAACCAGCCTGGAAGACCCGGTTTTTCAGCAAATTTTCCCGGAAATCGCCATCGCCACGGCTTCCGTCGACCGGATCGAGCTGAAATCGGGTGGGAAGTGCTTTTTTACCGGCCGCGGCGGCTCGATCACCGGCCGCGGCGCCATCGGCATGATGCTCGACGACCCGATCAAGGACAGAGTTGAAGCAGATAGCCCAACTCTTCGTGAAAAAGTCTGGAAATGGTATACGCAGGTCGTTCGCTCGCGATTAGTCACCTCGAAAGGCTGGATTGTCATCATTCAGACCCGTTGGCATGAGGACGACCTGGTCGGTCGGCTCACCGACAAGACCAACGCCAACTATATTCTTACCGAAGCCAAGAAATGGTCGATAGTCGACCTTCCAGCTCTCGCGCTCGACAACGATCCGCTCGGGCGGACACGCGGCGAGCCGCTGTGGCCGGCGCGCTTCCCGAAAGACTACCTCGAGGACATGCGCGAGGGCGATCCCAGGGGTTTCCAGGCGCTCTATCAGGGTTCGCCGACGCCGGAGAAGGGCAACTTCTTTCCCGGCGATTGTCTGATGACCTACACCCGGCAGGAATTGCCGCCGCCGGAAGAATTACGCTTCTACGCCGCCTCCGATCATGCGGTTTCCACCCAGCAGGAGCGCGACCGCACCTGCCTCGGGGTTATCGGTCTCGATAAGGACACCAACATCTGGGTGATGCCCGATCTGGTCTGGGGCCGCTACCCCACCGACTTCGTCGTCGAGCGGATGATCGATTTGATGGCGAAATACAAGCCTTTGCTGTGGTGGGCGGAAAGAGGCCACATTTCCAAGTCGATCGGGCCGTTCCTGCGCAAGCGTATGCTCGAGCGCAACACTTTTTGCGGGGTGGCCGAGGTGACCCCGGTGCATGACAAGAAAACCCGGGCGCAGGCGATCTCCGGACGCATGGCGATGCGCATGGTCTATTTTCCGGCGTTTGCGCCGTGGTGGGCCGAGGCGCGCGACGAGTTATTGAAATTCCCGTATGGTGCGCACGATGATTTCGTCGATTTCATCGCCTGGGTCGGCATGGGGCTGGCCATCCATGTCCCGGCGCGCAAGCCGAAGCCGAAACCGGCCGGGCCGCGCACCGGCACGCTGGCCTGGGTGAAAAAGAACAGCCGGAGCAACCGATCGCGCTCGCTGCCTGGAGGTTGGTAGATGTCCGATCCCGGCTTTCCTGGCCCGTCCGGCAATCCCCCGCTGCCCGGTCAGCCGGTGCCCATCGATCCGGGCGAAACCGCCAATCCCGACGGGAAAGTCGTGCAGCGCGCTGCTCCCGACGTCGCCGAGCGGCGTAAGAAGCTGGTGACGCGGTGGACACAGGACGTCAAGTCGGCGCGCAAGTTCTGGGAGCGCCCGTTCCGGCAGATGATCCGGGATCAGCGCTTCTGTGCCGGCTACCAGTGGAACGAGGAGACCAAGGCCGGCGCCTTCAACGACGATTTCGACGACCGCTACATCGCCAATGTCACTTTGCGCCACGTCAAGCAGCGGGTGGCGGCGCTCTACGCCAAGAACCCGCGCGCCGTCGCCAAGCCGCGCCCCAAGCTCTATGCCACCGTCTGGGACGGCACCACCGCCAGCTTCAAGCAGGCGCAGAGCATCCTGCAGCAGGCCCAGGTGCAGCAGTCGGCGATGCAGAAGCTGGTGCTCGGCGCCGGCCTCGGCATGGCCGCTTCGCGCGCCGGCATACCCTTGACCACGCTTACCGGACAGCCCGAGTACCAGTGGCAGATGCCGCCGGCCGGGCTCGAGATGAACCCCGGCAATGGCGCTCTTCCTCCCGGCCCGCCGGGGCTACCCGGCGGCATGAATGGTGGCAATGACAGTGGACCTTCCTTGCCGCCCGGGCCGCCGGGTCCTCCTGGTCCCGGAGGGCCCGGAGGCTCCCCGCCGGGCGGTGGTCTTGGCGCGGCGATGTCCGCCTTGAGCGCCGTCGGCATGCCGTCGCCGTTCGACGGCCCATCACAAGACGACATTACCCAGGCGCAGGCGATCGTCGCCGACGCCAACAGCGTCAAGTTACAGACCGATCAGGTCAATCGCATCGGGCGGACGCTCGAGATCCTCTATCAGTACGAGATTTCGCAGCAGCAGCAGAGCTTCAAATCGCGCATGAAGATGACGGTGCGCCGCGCCGTCACCTCGGGCGTCGGCTGGGTCAAGATCGGCTTCCAGCGGGTGATGGGGCGGTCCCCAGATCTTGATAGCAAATTAGCCGACGCCGAGAGCCAATTGGCCTTGATCGAGCGCGTGTCCGCCGACCTCGCCGACAACGAATTGCAGCCGGACAGCCCGGAAGCCGAGCAGATGCGTCTGACCATCGCCTCGCTGGCCAACGCCACCGACGTCGTCGTCCGCGAGGGCCTGCTCTTCTCCTGGCCGAAGTCGACGGCGATCATCCCCGACAAGCGCTGCACCGCCCTGCGCAATTTCCTCGGCTGCAGCTGGGTGGCCGAGGAGTATTGCTTGACTGTCGACGAGATCCAGGAAACCTACGGCGTCGACGTCGGCAACAAATATACTGCCTGGCAGGCGAGCAATCCCGGCAGTGATTTCAGCACGGTGACCGAGTGGCAGCAGCGTGGCGGCTACAATCCCTATCTCGGGCCGAACGACCAGAGCAATCCGGCCAAGGCCTTAGTCTGGGAGATCTACAACAAGCCGGACGGTCTGGTGTATGTGGTCTGCGACGGCTATCCCGACTTTCTCAGGGAGCCGGCGGCGCCCGAGTTCTACACCGATGCCTTCTGGCCTTGGTATCTGGTCGCCTTCAATGAAACCGACGGTCAGGTTTATCCGCCGAGCGATGTGTCGCTCATTCGCTCGATGCAGCTCGAGCTTAACCGCTCGCGCCAGGGCCTGCGCGAACACCGTTTTGCCAATCGACCCAAGACGGCCTACGCCGAGGGCGTCCTCTCCGAGGAAGACCTCGAAACCCTGCGCAGCCCGCCGGCCAATGCTCTCGTAGCCGTGTCCGGCCTGCAGCCCGGGCAGGACATCAACACCGTCCTGCAGGGGATCAAGGGGGTGCCGGTTGACCCGAATATCTACTCAACTCAGGAGGTTTTTCAGGATTTGCTCCGGGTGGTCGGTGACCAGTCGGCAGACCTCGGTCCTACATCGGGTGCCACGGCTACGGAAAGCAACATCGCCAACCAGGCCCGGGCTACCTCCACTGGGTCCGAGATCGACGACATCGACGACAGCCTCTCCGCCCTCGCCCAAGCCGCCGGGCAGATCCTCCTCCTGAATGTTTCACAGGAAACCGTCACCGCGATTGTCGGCCCCGGCGCCGTCTGGCCGTCCTTGACCAAGGGCGACGTCGCCAGAAACCTCGTCCTCGATATCGAAGCCGGCTCCTCCGGCCGTCCCGACCAGGCGCAGGAGCTGCAGAATTTCGAGCGGTTGGCGCCGATCCTCATGCAAATCCCCGGCATCACGCCGCAGTTCCTCGCCAAGCAGGCGATCACCCGGCTCGACGACGACATCAATCTCGAGGAGGCGGTCACCTCCGGGCTGCCGTCGATCTTGGCGCAGAACAATGTCAAGCCCGGCGCCTCGACCGGCCCCGGCGGCGATCCCAATGCCCAGGGTCCGCTCGGCGGCGCCAATGCCCCGGCACCGCCGTCGCCGCAATCCTCGGCGCCGACGCCGATGAACGCCGGGCCGCCGGGGCCACCGCCGCCTTCCCAGATCAATTGATTTGGTATAGAGGGTTTTATCCATCGTGGCCGAAGACGTAAGCCCATCTGGATCTACTCCCCAGACGCCCATAGCGTCGGCGGACACGACGGCGCCTGCCTCGCCCCCTGCGACAGGCGCCGAACCCTCCGGCGGGCAGCCGGCGCAGACTTCAGGGGCTACTGCCGACCAGTCCGGGAAACCGGCCAAGAAGCCTTCCCTGCTCGATGCCGTGCTCAAGGTGGTTCCTGCCACTACCGAGCCTGACGTCCTGGCGAAGGCTGCGGCCAAGGACGCTCCCACGTCCACCGCCACGGAAGAGAGAACGGAGACAGCCACAGGCGAGGAAGACGGCACCGAGGAAGAGCTGCCGGCGAACGTCGCCCCGAAGATCGCCAAGAAAGTCAACCAGCTGCTCAAGCAGAGGAAGGAGTTGCGTGACCAGGTCGCGCAGCTGCAACCGGCCTCGGCGATCGGCAGCGAGCTTTCCGATTTCGCCCGCCAGAACGACCTGTCGAGCGACGACATCATCAAGGCGATCTCGCTGGCGGCGGCGATCAGGCACGGCGACTGGCACGGGTTCTATGCCCAGGTCGGTCCCTATGTTCGCCGGGCGCAGGAATATCTGGGACTGGTTTTGCCGGAAGACCTCGGCCAGCGTGTCCGCCAGGGGCACATGACCGAAGCGGCGGCGCGCGAGTTCGCGCGGACACGGTTCGACGCCAACCGGGCGCAAGCCTTGGCGGACGCCCAGTCGCAGCAGAACCAGGTCATGCAGGTGCATGGCATCCAGCAGGAAGTGCAGCGTGCCGTTGCCAACTACGAAACTCGCCTGGCTGCCGCCGATCCCGACTACCGGGCAAAAGCCGACGCCATCCGGCGGACGACGCAAGCCATGCTGCATGAACGCGGCGGTCAGATCCATTCGGTGCAGGAAGCGGTCGACATCGTCTACGCTGCCTACAACGAGGTGACCAACCAGTACCGCCGCCTGATGCCGGCACCGCGGGCGACCAATCCGGTCCCGAATGGCAATTCGCAACAGCCTTCGGCGCATGCCGCCCCGAAGAACCTCATGGAAGCCGCCCTGCTCGGGCTGGAGAGGTCGCGACGGCATGTCTAACCCGGATCGATCTCGATGGCCTTTACCGCTGGTGAAATCACCAATATCGCCAATGCCGCCCTAGACTACTACCTCAGCCAGGGCGATGTCTTCCGGCAGTCCCTGCAGAAACGACCGTTCTGGGACAAGCTCTCCGCCGCCAAGAAGACCTTCCCGGGTGGCAAGGGCAGCATCTCGGTGGCGGTGTCCGGCGCCTTCGGCGACGGCTCCGGCAACGACGTGGTCAAGGGCTATACCCACAACGACACCGTCAACTTCTATACGCCGGCCAACATCAAGCGGGCCAACTTCCCCTGGCGCGAGCACCATATCGGCCTGACCCTCACTCATACCGAGCTGAAGATCGACGGCATCTCGGTCGACGACGAGAACAACACCACCCAGCACTCGCAGCGCGACATGACGGTGCTGGTCGGCCTGCTCGAGGACAAGCTCTTCGATCTCGGCGAGCAGTATGCCCGTGGCATGAACCTGCTCTCCTATGGCGACGGCACCGCCGATCCCAAGGCGATGGCTGGCATCAAGCTGCTGGTTGCCGACAACCCGACGGTCGGCATCGTCGGCGGCCTTGACCGCTCCCAGGCGGCCTACACCTGGTGGCGCAACGTCGCCGTCACCGCGGCCTATGGTGGCGGCCCGATCACCTCGAGCCCGACCAACGGCGGCGCCCTCCTGCAGCAGCTGCAGAAGTCGCGCCGGCAGCTGGTCCGCTACGGCGGCACGCCCGACTTGTTCGTCTGCGGCTCGGATTTTCTCGGCGCCATGGAAACCGAGATGCGCGCCAACGGCCTCTATTCGCAGACCGGCTTCAAGAACTCGCAGGATGCGGCGATGGGCGACATGCTGTTCGCCGGCCAGACGGTCAACTACGACCCGACCATGGACGATCTCGGCCTCAACAAGCGCGCCTATTGGATCGACAGCAGCAACATCTTCGTCGATGCCATGCAGGGCGAGTGGATGCACCAGTTCACTCCCGACCGGCCGCCCAATCAGTTCGTGATGTATCGTAGCATCACGACAACCTGTCAAATGGTTGCCAAGCAGTGTAATTCGTCACTTGTCATAGACATTGCGTGACGACATCAGTAAACTGGAA